GGCACCCTGAGACGTGGTTAATCCAACGTCTGGTGCCTGTGCTTTAACAGTCTCATGTACTGCTGGGTACCACCCCATGCCCTCTTCTACTACAGAGTCAGGCAGGTGCATACCCATGCTGACCATGCGACGTGTTACAGCACCAAACTGTTGGCCGCTCGCAATCTTATATAGCGCCACGACCTTATCCCCGTTCTAGGTGTGAACGGGGTTCAGTCGTCTACGCGAACTGCGCTCGGTCGGTTCATGTGTGCGCCAGAGTTGAAGGAACGCTCAAACTTGGGCATTCCATCTCCGGCCACAACGCCCTGAACGAACTCTCCAAGGACCGACGGGGCCTCAATCCATGAGGCAGAGCCGACGTGGGCACGTTCTGCCATCGTCTGCTCGGCGGGCTTGTAGAACATCGCCGGGTTGTTGTGGTTTGCACGACCGGGGGCCGAGGAAACGTCCACCTGAGCGCCAACGGCAAAGTCGTTGGGCACGTCAGTATCGGTGGCAACACCTTCCTCAAACCGAAGCGGTCCACGCTGCATCGGCACGTCGGGGCCGAGAACGCGCTCAAACCCGTGGCTGCCTACCTCGGGTCCACGCTCTGGGAACTGCGGTGCGGGAGCGACTGTTGGGTTTGCTACATTAGCCATGAAATCCTCCGGGGATTACGATTAGGTACCTGTCCTCTATAATACCACTAAACGAAGAATGGATTTTCAGCAACGGACACAGTCGGCATAACATCGTGTACTGTCAAACAACAGGCCAAGGCTAGGCTGTCAGGGTAATCATCGAAAGCCCCACGCTCTTCGGGGGCTTCGGCAAGCAGGTACGGGCCTCGGTTGATCCGTTCTAGGTCCACCATCTGCTGGTTAAACTTCTTCCAACGACGGGTCCTCTTAGCCTTTGAGTGGCCCGGAATGACCAGTTGGTCTCGCTGAATCAACTCGGTTAGGTGGACCCATCTCTCATTCTGTGCCTTTGCATCTGAGGAGAGCCCCATCACTTCGATGTCTGGCAGAAGCAGGGCCAGACGCTCGGCTACCGCTCCTCCCACACCTTGGGCGTCAATCCCGACACGCAGAACGTCATAGTTACGCACGAAGTCCACGATCTTAAAGTACTGAGACTCCCAGTCCGTATCGTGCAGTTCCAACCAGTTCAGGACCCGGTGCTCAAAGAAGCCCAACCCATCGGGGTGATCCCAGTCCACCCACACAGCCGTGGCAACGGTGGAGTCATTGGACCTAGCCACGTCTACACCAATGACAATGGGAGTCCTCCACCACTCGGGCACCAGTTGCATTGAGGTGTCATACAGACGATCCAACCGCTCCTCGGTGACGAACATGCCCTTCTCAAGCATCCAGTGGTTGAGGTAGGACATACGAAACTCGTCAGAGTCCTCCCCAATACGCACCTTCTCCTTGTTGATGAACTTGCCATAGTTCTCGTTGTACTTAGCCGCTACAGTCCAGTCATACTCAAAGTGGGCCGTGCGCTGTCCTCGCTTCTTGTTAATGTCACGACGTTTATTAAACTGAATCATCTTGTAGAAGTACGACTTGTTACGAGTAGCAGTACCAGTTAGAGCAATCGTGCCGTTGTTGAACGCCAACATGGGTTTAATGGACTTGGCAATGACAAACTCGTCGGCTCCCTGCGCCTCATCCACAACAGCGAAGTGGTATGTCTTTGACTCAATCTTGGCCTTGGGGTTACAGGTCTGCATCCGACAAAGTGACCCAGAGTTCTTCAGCGAGACAATCTTGCCCTTACCTCGTGCTCCCCCTGATGAAGCCTTGTCGTCAATCTCCGGGTCAAGCAAGAACTCCAAGGCATGGTCACTGGTTAGCCGGGAAACAATACGGCTAAACACGGTGTCAGCCTGATCTTCAGTAGGAGCAAACACCCCGCACCAGAACCCCTTGCTGAACTTAGACAGCCACACGGGATAAATCTTGGACAGTTTGGGAAGAATAACCATCATGGAAGCAACGACGTTGGACAACACCTCTGACTTACCACTCTGGCGAGTGGCTATGAGGGTCAGTTCTTCACCATCTCCAATAACAACCGACTCAATAAACCTGTAGGCAATGGGAATCTGGTAGGGGAAGAACTCCACATCACAGAACTCCTCTGTGAATAGTACTAACTTCTTAACCAACTCATCGACAAACTCCGTGGATGCTTCATCCAGTTCGATGTCAATGTCCAACTCAGGAATGTCATCAAACCCCGCATCCACATCAGGATCAGCCAGTTCGACACTCATTCGTCCCGCTCCGCGAGTTCATCCCACATGGCGGCAAGCATCTCTACTCGGGCGGTAACATCGTCACCACCATAGGAGTGGTGTCGCCACCTATCAAACGCCTCACCAAGGTGCATGATCTCTAGGTCCATCCAGTCCTTCAGATCCGACGTGCCCATCTTGGTAACACGAGAAGGCCGATCAAAGGTCGCTACGGAATGTGTCTTACTGTCTCCCCAGAACTTCAGTGCCACTCTCTAATCTCCTTTGGTTTACTGGGAAGTCTCCTCCCCACCAATGAGTGGAGTAAGCCCTCTTCCTTTGTGTAGTGCTCAGAAGGCTTGCATACCCCGACCTGAAAGGTCCGATACGGAACCACAGCCTGAATCCCACGACCGGTCCTCCACGGGTAGTCTGTTTCCCTCATAAAAGACATCTGGAGCCCGACCTTCTTTACGGTCGTCTGGCGTGTCAACCAGTACACAGGCCCCACCCCCTGCACCAAATCCAGTGTGTCTCGCAATACTAGCCACCAACAGATGATACCAGCCACACCAGCACCGAGGAGCCACCATCCTCGCATAAAGGGAAGTGCAGGGAGTAACAAAACCCCCAGAGCCAGCGGGGAGTACCCTATGACCCTACTTCTTAAGTTCATACCACCCCAACAGCAGTACGATCCCCGCACAAAACAAGGTTGCTATGCTGAACCAGTACATCATCCTGCAAAGAACACACCAGAGGCGTCGTCCTTACCTATCTTTGCATAAGGATAATGATTCAACGTGCTGTTGACGAACTTTCCCCTAGACACCCCTTGGCCGGTCATAGCGGCGTACACAGCGAAGGGTACGCTGTCATAACGATATTGGTCCCCGCGTTTGATAAAGCGCATGAAAATAGTACCCAGCCCAGCGTCTGTCATGTCATTAGGATCGTTGGGAACGTAGCGGTACCAATCTACACGAGTACTGTTGAAGTCCACCCCGTTTTGCTGTGGGGGAATGTGTCCGGCGGGCTGTTCCTCGTCTGGACCAAGTTCCTGTCGATCCTTCTCCCGTTCAATGGAGAACGAGTAGGTAGCAGACCCGGCTTGTTGCCTGTCGGTTGTCGTGGGCTCGTCACGAGCATCAGCGTACTGAGGATCAAGAGGACTGGACGTAGAAACTGCGGACTTGAACTCTTCAGTCAGGTAACTGTCAAAGCCCTTCCAGTTGGGACCTAGACCACCCTTACGCCTCGGCATCCTCGGTAGACTCCTCGTCCTGTGGCCCAGCCAGAGCAGACCGTAGTTCTGTCACCATCGCTGCCAGCACGACGTTCTCGCCCTGCAAAGCATTCAGACGGCTCTGAAGTTCGTTGATGACCGTCTGGGGGTTGAGTTGAATGTTGTCTGCGTCCATGTAGTGCGCCCTTTCATTGGAACGGTTTATAGGACTATTACAGTGTATCAGGTGCCCTCTAACTCATCGGCCAGTTCTCGTAGACGATCAGCGATGGTCGGTGCGGTAACAACGATGGTTTCAGACTCAGCAGTTTCCTTGTCAGCCTCTTCCTTTTCTGCGATCATTCGGGCAATAGCATCCCAATCAATGCCGGGGTCCAATGGGTCGGGACCAAGGTTTTCCAACTTGTAATCTGAAATATCCCACGCCATGTTGTCAGGAGACACAGCAGGTCCGCCGTAGTAAGCGTCCAGCCACGCCCACACAACTGCTGTCTTATCAGTAACAACAAGGTTGTGACGAACCCAGTCGCCTCCGTCTACTCGGGCACGGATGAAACCTTCATCGAAATCGGCTTCGCATTCAAAGAGAACAGCATCGCCACCCACTTTGAGTTGCCCGACCTTGACCGAATCGCCCCACTTTGGAACCTGCCCAAGATGGTAGAAGTACATACCGATAGGCATGTAGCCGTCCTTGGTCTTGCCGAACCATGTACGGAATGAGAAGCCGTCCGGGTTGGGCTGCCGGTTTCCGTGCCCGTAGGACCGCCCCAGTCTGTCCTTATAGCGAAGGTCAGCAAACCCCAGTGTCTTTCCAGTACTATGGGAGTTCCAGTTGCCGAGTGCCCTAACCATGTAGGAAACTTTCACATGGCGACAGGGAGGCACCTCCTTGTAGAGGGCGCACCCGTAGTGTTTGCCCGTCCTGAACATCAGCCGTAGGGCATCGCCACTCACATAGGCGTTCTTGATGTCCCCCTTCCACGAATCTTGCCATCCTTCTTTAAAGGTTTCATGTACTAGAACAGTCATCGCTTCTCCTTCTCCCCCTAGTTTATCACTTAGTCGTCCTCTTCGATGGTTAGCCTATACCAACCATCGTGGCTGCTGTTGTAGACGGATGCCCGCACCACATAATCGCCTTCCTCTAGGTTGATGCGGACAATCTCGCTGTCCCAAACGTCACTCACATTGTCGATGACTGCGGGGAGATCCGGCCAACCTGAACAATCGGTGCCAGCGTTTTCACATCTTATTACATGCGGAGTTTCGTCAGGGTCGGTGGCGTTGCTCGGCGGGTTGATACAAGCAGAGGTTGGATTACAGTCACGGCCACCATCGTCGTCCGATTCGATGCTGCTGCCAACTGTGACGGCGCTCGCATCCCCTGAGTGGTTTCCTTCGGCAGAGTTGTTGTCTTCGTTCAGATAGATGTAGGGGTCGCCGTACTCATGGTTGCCAGCAACGAACTGTTGGTAGGTCAGGTTCGTCTCAGCGTCGATACGGACGTTCGTCGTCTCTTCCAAAGAGAACTGGATGTAGTCGTAGTCGCTTCGACTGCCGGATGAGACGATGCACCAGTCCCCCATGCCTGTCCAGCCGCCCTCAGAGCAACCCTGTTCGACCTGTTCGCTCGCTGACGTACTAGCACTCGTTACGACATCTGCCGTGGCGCTCGTCGTAGCGGCCTGCGTGTAGGCGTCACCAGCAGTGGCCGTCGTTGTCGGATCGTCCCATGACTGCTGAGTGCTACAGCCGCTCTCTATTCCATCAACGTAGGTACAGGACACAAAGGCGACCCCGGTGCGGGCCACAACGCTTGTTGTGTCCACGAGGGTATTGGTAACCGTCGTGGCGGTCGTAGTTTCAGTCGTAGTTTCTGTCGTAGTTACAGTTGTTTCCCAAGTGTGC